CCTGTAGTTATATATAGCTTTAGAATAGACGAATGTTACGATGAGCAGTCAAACCCATCTTGCCCTGGTTACATAAAACCTGTCCCAAAGATACCCGAAGTCGAAGTATACGCGGCATTGGAAGACGAAAGTGTTTTAGAAGCAATTGATACAGATTTAGATTATGAGTACGATGAGGAAGGAAATATAATACCTGACGAGGAAGATGAAGAAAAAGAAACACGTCTTGAAATGGGATTAACAGCGTCAGCCAATGCTTTAACTATGCTAAGAACTCAAGGTCAATCTGAAATCATAGCTGCTATGAACCTAAAAACAGATTTAGCTATGTACTATAATTCTACTCTAAATGGTGGTATATATAATGATACGGCTCAATTAGTTGATGGAAACCTTCCTGATAATAAGAAAGGTTTACGAAATAATTTAGCACAACAAGTTCTGCATGAGAAAATGGTAGACATGCAATATAACAAGTGAGGTTAAAATGAAATATTTTACAATGATGCTTACAATATGTGCATTCCCTGCTTTTGCAGATAATGCAGATATTGTTGGTAATGTAGACGCCAAGTGCGTGATACAAACAGATAAGTCTGGTGTATATGGAAACCCAATTGCCAGTAAATTAAGTACGACACCAGCAGATGGTGGTGTATTGCCTATAATTAGGTTTGATGTGTCAATTGCAGACTCTTACACAGCAAACATAACTCACCCAACTTCCTTTACGTCTTCGCCTTCACTATCTGACACTCTTGTGTGGACAGGAAGTACAAGCGTAACTCAAACATCTGATGCTGGAATGTCAGGATATGAAGCCGCAAAAACATTAGTTAATGACACAACAATATTTGATTTAACTTTAGCAGGCTCTACATGGTTCTCGACATCATCAGTTGCAGTATATGGGGCAGCTAAACCATTCCCAGGTGGAACGTATACTGCTGTAGTTCAAGCAGAGTGCATTGCTAAATAAATTATCTATATTATGTTAAATATTACCAAATAGAGCTTTTTGATTTAGACTTTAATAGTTTGCCGTTTTCAACTACATATAGAATTATGAAAGTTGAACATAAAGAAAGAAAGAACTTTGAGGTATATATTCGAAGATCAGATTTAAACAAACCATTATATGTTTGCACAATATCTAAGATTACTAAATCTCGTGGTGTAAAAAGTTTAATTTCTTCAAGAATATGCTCAAAAATTAATGGAGAAAACTAAATGAAATATGCAGTTATTTTGTCCATAATTGCTACATCAGTATCTGCTGAAAGTAATAATCTTTCATTATCGCTTCCGAACCCACCATTAAATTACCAAAGCGACAGATTTAGAGCAGGTAACTTAGATTGTGCTAATGCTGTTGGTGGCGGTATTAATCTTGAATTTGGCGTAACTGGTGTTGTAAATAATGTTGGTGGTGGTTTTAACTCATTGAGCAGTATTAACCAGGGTAAGGATATTGGGATATATACGAGAATAGTTATACCTTTAGATAAACCTAAATCACGTATAAATTGTGATGATTTATATCAAGTAGAACTTACGCAGCGCAGACTTGAAATACAAATGTTGCGTGATGAATTAGCTCAATTGAAAAGCCTACAACAAAAAGGCAATGAAATGGAATTTGAAAACTAATGGTAGATTTAACTAAAGTTGACGGATTGGCAGATCATGAGGTGCGCGCAGGTGGCGTAAAAATGTCATTTGCCTCTGTTATGGCAATTATTGCCTTTCTATCAACTGTAGTTGGCGGATTGTATGGTGGATTTGTACTATATCAAAAGATTGAAGCGGTAGCAGGGTTAGATATTGATGCTTACCAACAAAACATGGACGTTATGGATGCAAAAATTGTCGGTATATCTGAAAAAGTAGAAGAAAGCGTAGAATACACCAGAGATATAAAGAATGGCTTGAAAGATGATATATTACGCATAGAGCAACAAACAGATCGTATAGAAGATATGGTGCGTGAAACAGAAGATAAGGTACGCTCAATGATTGATGCTGCCGAGGTGCGCTTTGAAAATCAGCGTGAACGTGTTAGAGTGTCACAAAGCGGTTCTATGAAGGAACTTGAAGAAAGATTGATGGATAAATTGCAAAGAGCTTTGGATAACCCATTAGCAGATTAGGTGAAATTATGGATGAGTTTAAAAAATTTGATGTAGATGGTGGTTTGCATTGTTTGGGATGTTACTCTACCCATTTGCTGTGATTGGGGCTGTAATTTTTAGTTTAGATGAAGCCGCAAAAATATTAGGATCGATGGCATCTATATATTTTGTGTCTGTTGCAGGCATAGTATCTGTGTTTTTTGGAGCTAACGCATTGGCGAAAGGTAAAAAGGAATGATAGCTGGATTAGGATTAATTGGAAAAGTTGCAGACTTAGCTGGAACTATGATAGAGGGCAAAACTGCATTAAAACAAGCAGAAGCCCAAACTAAAATGAAAATTGCTACTGGAGAGCTTGATTGGGATTTAGCTGCAATGAAATCTTCTGAAAATTCGTGGAAAGACGAATGGATAACTTTATTGTTTTCAATTCCATTAATTTTAGCGTTTTGCGGAGATTGGGGAAACCAAATTGTCCAAGACGGATTTTTAGCATTATCAAACATGCCAAGCTGGTATCAATATAGCCTTGGCGGTATAGTGAGTGCATCAATAGGTATGCGCGGTGTAAGTAAATATTATGGGGGCAAAAAATAATGTCATTGGTTGAAAATATTAACAGGCGCAAAAAGAATAACACATCGCGCCCAAAGTCTAAATCTACAATATCGGATAGTGCATACAAAAATATGACTTCTGGTTGGAAAAAAACCAAAAAAAAGAAAAAAACTGCAAAAAAGAAAAAAGGCTAACCCATGAGTGAAGCAATGAAAAAACTCCAGGATAAAGTTGGAGTAGGTGCAGACGGACATTTTGGCAAGAATACAGCAAAAGCTATAGCACAATTTTACGAGCTATCTAATGAAAGAGCCGCGCATCTTTTAGGTCAAGCTAGTCACGAAAGTGGCCATTGGCGGCATACCAGGGAAAACCTAAACTATAGCGCAGAAAGCATGATGCGTGTTTGGCCAAGCCGTTTCCCTGACTTAGCTTCAACCGAAGGGCTTGCCAGAAATCCAAAAGCATTAGCTGAAAATGTATACTTTGGCAGACTTGGTAATGATACTAAAAGAAAAGCAAGTCTATATGTAGGCCGAGGATTTTTACAATTAACTGGATTTTCAAACGTAAAAGAATTTGCGGCAGACATGGGTGTGCCAGAAGTCATTGAAGACCCACAATTGCTTGAGGAAGAATATGCATTTGAAACTGCATTGTGGTTTTTCAGAAAAAATAAATTGTTTGATATAGCTGATGATGGCGTTAATGATGAAACTATTTTAAAAATAACAAGACGTGTAAATGGTGGAACTCATGGCCTAGTTGATAGAACAGGCGAGACAAACAAAATTTATGAATGGCTCAACGCATAATAATAACATTGGTAGAGCAGGCGAATTCTTAGCTCTATCAAGATTATCTTTTTCTGGAATTTCTTGTATATTAGTTCAACACGAGATTGACGATGCATACTTGAAAACACCAAGCGGAAAATTGCTGACTTTACAAGTTAAAACAGCTAGTAGGAAATCAGGAAACCTTACGCAATACAGGTGGAATACACAGCCTGTCAGAAATAGAAAGTCTGATATTTATGCTTTGGTGGCGTATGATATAAAGAAAATATATTGGGCTAGAGGTGATGATCCAATAATTAAAAAAACATCAACTCGTTTGTATCCGCATCAGTTTGAAAATGAAGAATTATTATTAAATCAAGTAATAAAAAGCTTTGAAACTTAAATATATTTCTTGCTGATTGTAGCTATATTTAATATTAAGTATTGTGGGCATTTCGGGCATGAATTGTCCACACGAAATCAATGCATAGTTAAACCTGCTTGATCTAATATTTCATCATCATGTAATTCTATTATACATTCTGCTAAAGCTTGCATTACGGCTCTTTTGCCGCTTATTAAAAGTCTGTCAGAAATATAATTACAAAGCTCCTCAAGTTCCTCATCAGCATCTTTTGTATGCTCTCCAGTAATGTCTAATGTTAATTTAATGCGGAATTCAGACACTTCTTAACCTTTTTAAAATGGGCTGCGTCGGGAGAAAGGAAAGAACAGACGCAGCCCTAGTAAAGTGGACTAACACTTGAGCAAAGTGTAAGGAGGAGGAGAAAGGTCCACTTAATTTAATATACTATAAAAGTATCTGTGTTAGCAAGGTTCTGACATTTCTGCTGCAAGCGCCGCATATCCAGCCGCATCAATACTACTGTCTGTATGTGCGTTTTGACTTAATCGAGCAATTTTTAGTAACACCATCATGTTACATACATCATATTCAGTAACTTCATGGTTCATATATATTGTCCACATTTTTGCTATTTTATTAAAATTTTCTCTTGGCGTGCCGTAATCTTTTTCTCTGTCGCCATTTATTAAATTAACAGCTTCCATCAATACATTTGTTCTAGTGTTCTTGTATTTCTTCATAATTAATTCCTTTGTTTCGCTTTGCCAGAACTGTCAGTGAACCACATATATGATCTTTAACAGTTTCTTCTGATATGCAGTGATACACTCCTAATTCTGGCCAACCAACGCCACCAGGATTAGGTTGACCAATGCCTTCTGCCCTTAATTGCTTGAATACAGTTCTTAGTAATGTTTGATTTTTACCTTTAATTGCAGGTTTGCTTGCATCAGCTATTTCTTCTGGCGTTGCTCTTTCTATGACGCATGTTGTAACTGCATCGCCATCATCATCTTGACCGAGCTCAATAACTTTTAATTTAAAATTAAATATAGCTCCTGTTTCCATATCTCTCTGCTTCGTTGCCTTTGCAGATCGTAAACCAGTTTCTTCATTAAAATCTAATTCTATTTCTGTATCTGTTGCGGCTCGTAATGAGCTATGACCTCTTGCACCTGCTGCCTTATCTTTGCCAGAATGATGTACTGTTGCAACATGAGCCCCAGTAAGTTCACGCAACTTATCACAATTACCAATAAATTTAGTCATATCTTCTGGGCTGTTTTCATTCGCACCAGACATTGCCCTTGATAATGTATCAATAATAATCATCTTTACTGGCCCATGTGACCTAGAAACCTCTCTACATAATTTACTTAGTACGTTCATATCAACATCAGCATCGAGCATGTTTACAGGTGAAGGTCTAACTGCAAGTTTTACATCTTTGTGATTAATATAGTGCTGCCGCATAGCCACAACTCTATTATGAAATGCCATACCGCCTTCTGTAGCTAAATAAAGAACACTACCACCATTAACCTTGTTATTATTCCAAGCTTCGTTTGCACCTATGTGCCAAGCTATATCTAAAACAAAAAATGACTTACCGACATTAGAAGGCCCATAAATAACTGACATTTGCCCTTCACCAAACCAACCCTTTAACAAGTAATTACTAGATAATTGTGGTTTTGCGTCATACGGAAAGAATACCTGGTTTAAAACACTTTCAATCTTTAATGCTTCTGCCGTTTTTTCTGGCCCCAACTCAAGCCACATATCCGAATAATCCCAACCTTCCATTTCTGGTAAAATATATTCTATGCCGTGATCTTCTTGGGCTCTTTCGCAAGCCTTAATCCCTGGCTCATCATTATCGCCTGCAACAACAAATGTGCAGTCAGGCTTTGCTTGTAAAAGATTATCTACAACTGCTGGAATGTTGCCTGCGTTCAATGCAAATACACATGGCTTGCCTGTCGCCTCATGGATAGTAGCAGAAGTTGCCCAACCTTCCGCAACATAAGCAAAATCAACTATTGGCCCACCTATAACGCTAAAGTTACCTGTTACTGGCATTTGATATGAAAACTTTTTACGCCCTTCGGGTGTAATAAGTTGATGGCCTACACGTTTACCCTTTAGGTCAATTACTGGTATGCATAAATTATTATTATCAATTTTTGCATTATTAATGTTTATTTTTTTTAATTCTAAATATGGATGATTAACTGCTATATCTCTGTCTGGCCACTGTATATCTTCTGATCTGTCAATTTTTATACTAACATCAGTGTTTTCGTTTGGCCAAAGAGACATATCCCTCATTCTATCCTTTATCTCTTTGTAATCATTACATTGCCTACAATGAACCATAACTTCGCCATTGTGTTCTTTAATCCAAAACCTATCTCTGCCAGAGCAACTTGGACAAGGGCCATGATACTCACCTTTTGCAGTCATTTTCAACTGTAAAGTTTGTATTATTTTAGGGCTGTACTCTCTCCAACTCGCCGTTGGATACTTGCTTTCTGCATTATTATTATGTATCATTTGTATATTCCTTTTGTTCTAAGGTAGTTTCTATGCCTCTCGCTTAACTTGTGTACGACTTTAAGCGAGAGGCAATTTTTATTTAAAACGGAATATCATCATCTATTTCATTGTTTGGTGGCGCTTGCGCCGCAATGCTACTAGCAAATGGGTCATAACTTTGTCCGTTTGTTGATTTAACAGGTTCAGTATTACTCCAGGATGTATCTGCATTAGATACAAAACCATCCACCTTATCAAATGGATCGTCGCCACCTTCAAGTTCAGCAAGTTCTAATACTTGTACTGCCTTTAATCTAAGTGAAACCCCATTTAAGCTTCCTGTATTGTAAGGAACTATTACAACCGCAACGTTAACTTTTGAATTAGTTGTAAGCATAAAATCATCTGGCAACTTATTACGAGCCGCATCCACTTGTTTTGGCGGCTGTGTTCTATCGCCACCATATGATCCTTTTAACTTACACTTACCAATTATTTCATTAGTGTCTTGGTTGCGCTTATATGGCAAATTAGTTGGCTTTTCTGGCCACTTTCTTTTGGTATCCATAGCTGCCGCATTTGCATATGCTTGAGAGCATACTTGGTGCAAATCTTTAGCTTGGCTTTCATCTAATTTAAATGACATTTCAAAGGCTGCGCCTTCCTCAAGTGCGTCGCATTTAACGCTCTTGTTCTCCTGTGTATCAAATTTATAAGTACCATTTAGTCTTGGGTACATAGCGGTAACTCCGCTTATCATATATTGCATAATGCAACTCCTTTAAAATTACGTGACACCCTCACGCCGGGATTTCTTATATGTCTCCGTCCAACCAAGGCGGCAGACTTATTGTTTCAAGATCAGACCATCCAGTGCCATAATCATTATTCTCTTGTGCTCTCTTAATCTTCATAAGCGTATGCATCATTTCTTGCCGCGCAAATTTTTCATATTTATCTGACAATTCATAACATGCAACTGCATGTGGTTTTTCCTTCTCTATTGCAATAAATATAAAGTTTGTTGTTTTAATATTTTCTATGTCTAAACAGTATCTGTAAAAACTTTGTTGAAGATCGTACCTAAACGCCCTTATTGCCTTCTCAAATCCATTTGGACTAGCATCCTGGCATGTTTTGACATCTATGACAATTCCAGCAGATGCTAAAAATCCATCTGGCCTGGTCTTGAGGCCAATTTTGGTTTCTGGGCATTGGACAAAGAACGATGCTTCAGCGATTAACTCCTTATTAGTGAGCAAATTAGCCGCCATAGAGTTACCTAAACATGCTTCCGCCATATCACTTGCATGATCGAAGTCAACCGAGGTGAGTGGGAGCTTATTTAGGTTCTGAGCGTCTTCTTTAAACTGAGCCCATTCCTTTCCACGCCGCGTTTCTGGCCCCCTAAGAACTAAATCTTTCTCAGGCTCTAAAAGCATTGCATGTACTGCCGTTCCTAAATCAAAAGCATGGCTTTCTTTACGAATTTTGCCTTTCCAATGCTTCATAGTTTTAGTTGCAACATCTTTAACGTCACTAGACGAAATATTTTCATGAGCATGATATTCTTCATTACTCATCTTATTGCTTAAAATCATTGTCATGATTTCTCTTTTCTTTTTTGTTCTTTAAGTATTTTTGTTACTTTTTGTCTATGTCGAGTTTGATGGTCAATTCCATCATCTGCTCTTCCAAATGAAGTAACTATAGTTACACCAAAGATTTTTTTAATTAAGTATCTTATCATGATTTCTCTCTCCTTAACTTAGTTCTTCTGCTCCATATAGAGCTATCAGCGCGGCTTCTGCACGTCCGTCGTCTTTTACTCTACTAAATAATTGCGCATAATTTGGAAATCTTTCCATTGCTTTACTGCGGCTTACACCTTTATCACGATTTAAACCAAAATGTTTCTTCCACTTTGCAGGCGTAACAAAATGTATTGCTGTCTTTTGCGATGCTATGGCTGCCTGTAACATTCCATAACCTTCGCCAAACCTAAAAACACTAGATACACCTTGGCCTGGCATTGCCCCAACTCTTTCAACAACTGCAAATCTATTAGCTGTCTCAGGCTCAAGTATATCTATCAAAGCATGGCAATCTATAATATTTTTTCCTGCATGGTTTAACATTATAGGCATATCATGCATTTCAAGCTTTTTTGTCTTCGGCCAGTAAATAGCGATAGCTCCGCTGTAACCAGGATCAATACCAAATATTGAAAGCATATTAATTTTCCTATTCAGTCTACGTCTAAAACTAAACCATGCCCCACATATATTTGAGAAATATCTTTCTCTGGTGGGCTTACCTCAATGCCTTGCTTTGTTGCCTGCATTAACGCTGACATACGAACATATGCCGAAAACGATAAACCACTTTTATGAGCAGCTTCACTTATTGCTTCCTCTTGGCCTTCGCTAAAACTTATTAATCTTTTCTTATCCATTTTACTCTCCATTAATTTATTATTATTTATATATGTAAATAACATATTAGCAATATGTTATTTACCATCTTCCACCATTTTTATTCGTTTACCTATCCAACGCATTACAGGAACTGCCATTGAATTACCCATAGCTTTGTATCTATGACCATTTGGGCAATCTTCCGCCGATTTGTTTCTCCAAGCTATTTTTGTATAATCATCAGGAAAACCCTGCAAACGCTCAACTTCTCTTGGAGTAAGTCTTCTTACTACATGATCATAAACTAATGGTTTAGTTTCCCAATCTGCGCCACCCATACCATACGACGCAGTGATGGTATTTACATGCGTTTGCTTTGTGGTGGCTACAGCATGAACATCTGTTGCGGTTTGACATGGTGATAAGTCTACAAAGGGCTCTACTTGGTTGCCGCCGTTCTCAGGCTTTCTGCCAATCCAATTTCCAGGCAAAGCATAAGTTACAAGATCAGTGGCATCTTTATGATCTCTTGCTTTAACTGTGCTTGCAGTATCATCTTGGATATAATCCCCAAAGCCTCTCATCCTTGCAGGTACTAAACCTGCACCGCGCCCACCAAATATCTCCTGGTTACTAGCTCCAATGCCGCCAGAACTTTTAGTAGATTGAGTGAGCGTTGGGTGGGGAAAATCCCCATCCCAATGTGAACCTGTTTTTCTTGTGGTAACTAAAGCATCTGTTTCTACTCTTGAGTTTCCTGTACGACTGAAAGGAGGGCCGACTGTAACTGTTGGGGCAATTCTTTCCCCCTTTTCTCTGCTCGGTGGAGTATCCCCAGACAAGCTTTCTGGCTCAAATAAAACACTTGCGGCACTTCGCCAGTCTCCAAGACATCCGACAACGAACACACGTCTGCGTCTTTGTGGAACTCCGAAGTATTGAGCGTCCAACACTCTGTAGGCGAACCCATACCCGATTTTCCCCATCGCTGTGAGGAAGGTTGAAAAATCCCTTCCGCCGTTTGAGGACAGGACGCCAGGGACGTTTTCCCAGACAAGCCATTTGGGCTTAAATCTGTCAGCCATTGCAAGATAGGTGAGCATGAGGTTGCCCCTTGGGTCCGATAATCCTTTCCTAAGCCCAGCGACGCTGAAGCTTTGACAGGGTGTTCCGCCAACAAGAAGCTCAATTGTTTTTTCATTATTCCATTCCTTAAATTTTGTCATATCTCCATGATTTGTTATATGTGGATAGTGATGCTTTAACACTTCACTTGGAAATGCATCAACTTCACTAAACCATTGGGGCTCAAAGCCTAAATCGTGCCAAGCAACTGTGGCAGCTTCTACGCCAGAACATACTGAACCATATTTCATTCATCTTTCTCCTTTTTAAAATAAACATGCCTAACAGTTTTCTTACCACCCAACGCCCCAATAAAAGGCGGTTGGTTCTCAGAAACCCTGTCAACTAAACCTTCTTTAAACAAAATGTTTAATTGTGGGGCTACATATGAAACACTTAATCCAGTATTCCTGGCAATCATTGACGTTGTGTATCTTCCGCCGCGCCCTACAGACTTTAATATACGCTGTTGCTTTACAGCACTGTGTTTGCCTGGAAAGTTAGTTGATTTAAAACCAATGGCTCTGTTAGCTGTATTTTTAAATGGGCTCTGCACATGCCTGGAAGGTGGCATTCTTAATCCTAGCCTTATCTGCTCCTTTTCAAACTTATGCAGCCTATAAGAATACCAAATCTCACCCCAATGTTTACGATCAGTGTTCATCAATCTTTCTTTGAGTTGATCGGTATTTTTTGGTGGTCTTTCAACTTGCGCTGTAAGTTCTCCAGTATCGCCTGTTGTTCTTCCAGAAACCACTTGTAATACTTCCGATCCCTGGTCGGGTCTTTCAAATCCTCTATCATCAACCTGTTCATTTTTAGAATTCTTGTTGTCATTGCATATGCTTCTGAAACTTTCATTTTTATCTCCATTCATTATTCCACAAACCTTTCAAATTTACCCTCACTATTTATTGGCGGCATTACCTCACGTTGTTTTTTCTGCAATGCATTAATTTTGTTTTTAAAAACATCATTTAGAATATTTTCTAAATGTTGTTTTGTAAGCAGCTGTTTTTCGCAATTAACATAACCATTCCATTTTTGTTTGCTCATTTTTTCAATCC